CTTCTTTTCCCCTCACCTAAGACTCCGGTAGCCCCCAGAGCTTGGACTGCGCGAGCGATATTGGGAGTAACTGGCGGACCAAACCCTCCCGAATTCCTAAGACTAGTGGTTGCACTCCCCCCTCCCTCCCCTGGTTCCCTCAGATAGACCCCTTAAGGGGGGGACTTTTATGGGAAGGGGCTAAGACTTACCTCTAGGACGTTTCATAGAGATAGGTAAAGTACGAGCACGCTCACTGGCTTCGGAACGAGCAGCTGCAGCAGAGGATATAACACGTGACTTGAGTGTATTAATAGTTACTGGACCGGACAAAGGTCATTTAACTACCCAGTAACGCTGTAATGAGACAATCATGGTAGAGAACGTGGAGACTCTGTCCTCATCACGATCTTGGTGGATCTGCACAGACAGCTCATCTAAGGCTCTTTGTATTAGAGAGCGGTCAGCCTGAGCGCGAGCAGATTGGTCATCCTCCCAAGCAGATATCAGAGCGTTACGGAACGAGTCAAGTAGTTGTCCTCTAACTACAGATTCAAGGCTGGTATCGCCAGTGGTCAAATGAGAAAGTAATTGAGATACCCGGGCTATCTCATCTTGTGCAGCAGATAAAATAGGATGGAATGCTTCGTGAACAGTGACTAACTCTTTAACAGCATCTGCTGTCTTTTTATTTTTCTCATCAGACATCCACTCAACGGCGTCCTCTGTGTTAATAAGATTAAAGACAGAAAAAGGAATTTCTAAACACTGGGCTACAACCTCTGTCTGTTTAATTAAGGCGTCCAAACGTTTGAGCTGGTCAACAACTGATACGTATGTGTAGGCTTGGATCACTTCATCAGCGGTTAACTTGTGCTCAGGAGAATACCATTCCTCCAAATTGGGTGTGCCACTAGGTAAAGTGATATTACCAAATAGACCCGTGATTTGGGGTGGCAATAGGTTAAGAATAGAATTGAAGCCGAAGGACTCTTTGTCAGTCAGAGCGGCAAACCAACAGCTGAGTGTGTCTCCAATATTGGGCATAGAGCGTTTGAGTAACTCAGACTGGAGTTGTGGTAAGAGGCGACCGTTCATAGTTGTTTTGATTAATAGTTTGGCTGGTATAGTAGAGTATTCTACCCCTTCGATAACGAGACGTTTGCAGAACTCTGCAGCGGGTGTGCGAGTAGTGTGGTGTAATACTGACTTAGTCTCATTGATTGTTAAACCGTAATAGGTCATTATTTTCTTATAGGCAGTGGACACAGCCTCTGAGTTGATAACAATGTCGTCACCGCAAATAACATAGTTCTTGAAGTTTAGTATATTGGCAGACTTAGCTGCTGCTTGGACAATAATGTGGTGTGACAATGCTAACATAGCCCAGTTAGATTTAGAGCCCATCGGAAGACCACAACCATAAAACACTCTACCTGTTTCTGTCTGATAAGGGCGCTGAGAGAGGAGGTTTACCCAATTGACAGCTAAAGAGCTGTTATCTAATAGTGTACCTAAGATCACAAGTTGTAACTCAGAAGGGAGACGGTCTGTGGCAGCGGTAAGATCAAATGAATTTAGTTCAGATGTTTTGGAAGCAGACCATTTTCTGACTTGCTCAAAACCGGCATCCTGATCATGAGTACAGTCCATAGGTAATGACTTAAGAAAGTGAAATATTGTATTATGAAGCGGAGTCATGATAAGTTGTGTCCAGTAATCAACAATAGCCACATGGCGAGTCTTACCTCCTCACTCAGCGAAAGTGTGGATCTTACCTAGGTTAACAACCGCTGATAGCACCATATCGTGCCCCTTAACTTGGATAGTGTTAACAAAGTCAGCATAGAATCTCTGTAGACCGCTCGCTTTCATAAGCTCCCTGAAGTATTTGAATACCTCGTAGGACTGTAGTATAGCTACTCCGTCAGAGTAAGCCGTCCATCCTGATTTCCCATTTGGACCGGCTGAGCTTGGGATAAAGTGCTTAAGGTTGCGGCATTCGTCACGATACATATCCCTAAAGGCTGACTCTGTAAATTCTAGTGTCTTAAGAAAATCTTTGAGGTCAGTAAAGGTAGGTCCAACTGCAGGAACAAAGTTCCAAACTGTCTGTTTCTTCTTGGGATTAGTGGTTGCTTTCCAATGTGCGAGGTCTCTGTGGAATGGGGAATCACCAGGCTCTGAGATACTTGAGAAATCGTAGACAGGTTTAGTGACTATAAGACGATGGCAAGATAACAGGGCTAAGGCAATACGATCATATGCTAACAATGCGATAGAATCTTTACCATTCTTAATAGATGGACGCAATTGGACAAGGGATTCAAGGAGAGAAGTCAACACACTATAACCGAACATGTCAGGAGATGGGTCCAGAACAGGGTCAACTATAGTAGTCGGATCTGGGCCACCTCTTATCCACTCAAAATACGCCTTATGAGCAGTTTTAAGACTAGAAATAGTACCGGCTGGATCCTCGAACAATGCTCGACAAATACGTTGGTAGCAAACAGAGAGGGCAGTGATCCCTTTCTCGGCCCAGGAGAAGTTTAGTAAGCCAGAGAGACAAGTCAGAGCTGAGAGAAGAGCGTCAAGATGTTTCATCGAAGAACCCTTGATAGAATTGCTTTTATCTTTAGGAGAGCCTAAAGGGTTGAACATTAGTGATTACTTATCATTATGAGCCTTAGGTGTTCTTAACGCACGCATGACATGGGGGCCCCTTTTGGAGGAATCACAGATGACATTCCAACTAGAGGTGTACAAGGGTAAAGCTCAAACCTAGACCCAGGTATAGCCTCGCACAAGCAGTACTACCAAATGCTGGTCTTGAGGTAAGACTCGCCCCTCTGTCCTGGCTTTTTGGACTTAAGCGATAGCGTGAGGGTCTGACTAAGCCTGTGACCTCATACAAGAGCTACAGAACTTGAGGAGAGAATAGAGGGTAAGCAAAGGTGCATAGGCTCTTGGCATAGGGCGCAGTGCGGTACCTATGCGGTATAGCATACACCCATCTAGTGTTTAGGTAGATGTTTGCTTAGAGAAACAGGGGCGTTGGAAGGCGCAAAGGGGGGGGGGGGACAAGATGTCTAAGTCAATACGGCCTGAGTCGGGCTAAATCTTGACGTTAGACGGACAAGAAAGGGTAAGTTACTTCAGACAAAGGTTACCACGGTACAATCGTAATAACACCTACTCATGTAGGAACGGAAACGGACTAGGAGAAGAAGGACAAATCATACTGTGGCTTTTGGGCTTGCATAACCTGCTTTTAGATGGGGACATTGGGGCGCACTGTCTACAACACAATGCTAATAAAATGGAGGGGAAGTGGAATATAAGGAGAACACCTCTGCTATGCCATGCAGAGATGGTTGTAACCAATCACCTGATTCAACCTTTGCCGTGGTTTAGTCAGGATCAAGGTTAAACAAAGCTACCATTACATAGGAAGTGACAATGGCAAGTTGTAACCTCAAAGGTAATAGGAGCAATGTCGAGGCCACCGCACTTTGGCTGGAGGGCGGTG